CTGGCCGATTACCTCATCGGCACCGGCCCGCGGCTTCAGTTGCGATTTGACGATACGGTCGTGTGCAACCGTGTGGAGGCGGCGTTTGAGCAGTGGGCGGAGGCGGTTCGCTTAGCCGACAAGCTCAAGACGATGCGAAAGTCCTACGCGGTCGATGGGGAGGCGTTTGCGATCCTGACGACCAATCCCGGCCTGGACACGGTCGTGACGCTGGACCTTCAGCTCATTGAGGCCGACCGGATTGAAACCCCCATCCAGCTGATGGGGACAGATTCGATTACCGACGGCATTGAGGTCGATGCGTATGGCAATCCAGCATTTTACTATGTCCTTAAGGAGCATCCCGGTGACCTTAGTGGCGTCAGCCAGGACTATCTTCGCGTCCCGGCCGCCTCGATGATCCACTGGTTTAAGCATCTCCGTCCCGGCCAGCGTCGCGGCATCAGTGAGCTGACGCCGGCGCTGAATCTGTTTGCCCAGTTGCGGCGGTACTGTCTGGCGGTCATTGCCGCTGCGGAAACCGCTGCCGAGTTTGCGATGGTCATCTACACCCGCACCCCGCCCAATGGCGAGGCGGCGGAGTGTGAGCCGATGGACAAGGTTTCTCTGGACCGCAATGTCGCTACCGTGATGCCGGAAGGCTGGGAACTTGGTCAGGTTAAGGCCGAACAGCCGACGACCGGGTATGCCGAGTTTGTCAAGCAGAAGCTCTGTGAGATTTGCCGGTGCTTCGGGATGCCGTTTGGCATCGCGTTTGGCAATTTTGAAGGCTACAATTATTCCAGTGGAAGATTGGACAACCAGGGCTTTTTTAAGAAGATTAAAAATGAGCAGGCGGATTTAGGGATTTCAGTCCTTAATCCCGTGCTTCGGGCTTGGGCCTGGGAAGGGGCTCTGATTGAGGGCTATCTGCCGCAGCTGATGCGGACCCGCACGGCCATTCTGCATGAATGGTTCTTCGATGGGGTCGAACACGTCGATCCGGTCAAAGAGGCCAATGCCCAGAAGATTCGTTTAGCCTCGCACACCACCACGCTGGCCACCGAGTTTGCCCGACAGGGTAAGGATTGGGAATCGGAACTGCATCAGCGCGCTAAAGAAAAACAACTGATGACCCAATTGGGTCTGGTAGATGAAAACTTAACCCCCGTAACGGTAATCGAGGAAGATAACGATGACGACTAAACTCCCTGACAATATGCACTTTGACTGTCCGCTCACCATCCAGGCGGCCAGTGACGAAAAGGATGTGCCGCGGTTCTCGATGGTCGCCTATACGGGCGGGACGATGAAGGTGGCAGGATTTTCCCATCCGGTGGTAGTCGATTTGGAAGGTCTGTCGATTGACCGCCAGAACATTCCCATCCGCTTAGAACACAATGCCAAGCAAGGCGTCGGGCATACCGACCGGGTCAAGGTCGAAAACGGCCAAATCTTAGCCGACGGCCTCATCTCCCGCGACACCTCGTGGGCGCGGGATGTGGCCAAGAGCGGCAGCCGGGGTTTTCCCTGGCAGGCCAGCATCGGGGCGGACATCCTGGAAGCAGAATTTATTCCCAACGGTTCATCGGCTCACGTCAACGGACGTTCGTTTGACGGGCCGGTGTATGTGATTCGACAGTCGATTCTTAAGGAGATTAGTTTCGTGGACAATGCAGCAGATACTCAAACGACCGCTACGGTCGCCGCCGGTCAGGCACAGCCTGAAAAACAAGAGGATACTTCAGTAAAGGAAACCCCGATGAATGAAGCAACAGAGAAAAAGACCCCCGACACCCCGACCACGGTTCAGGCATCCGCTCCTGCGGTGGATGACCCGGTGCTGGCGATGCGTCAGCGGATGGCCGATGAGACCCGACGTATTCAGTCGATTCAGCAGTCTTGCGGCGGCAAGCACGCCGACCTTGAGGCTAAGGCGATTGCCGAAGGCTGGGACGCCACCCGCTGCGAGCTGGAGGTGCTCAGGGCCACACGGCCTGCGGCCCCGGCGGCGCACGTTAAGCATCAGTCCAGCGATCCGAAGGTCTTTGAGGCCGTCGCCCTGATGGCCGCAGGTGTCGCCGATGCGCGGATGCAGGCGTCCTACGACGTACAGACCCTGGAGGCCGCCGAGCGGCTGCGGGGGATGGGTGTTCAGGAATACTGCGAGCGGATTTCGGGTGCAACGCACTTCCCGCGGTTTCGGCGGGACGCCTCCGGCTGGCTGCAGGCGGCGTTCTCGACGATGTCCCTGCCGGGGATATTGTCCAATGTCGCCAACAAGATGCTCCTGGAAGGGTATAACTACATCGAAGACGCCTGGCGAAAGGTGTGCAAGATGGCCAGCGTTAACGACTTTAAGGAACACACCCGCTATCGGATGAACGGCAGTTTTGCCTTCGAGAAGGTCGGCGCGGACGGTGAGCTTAAGCACGGCAAGCTCGAAGAGATGAGCTTTGGTCAAAAGGCCGACACCCACGGGATTATGTTTGCCCTGACCCGTCAGATGATTATCAACGACGACCTGGGCGCGTTTGCCGACATCCCGCGTTCCATCGGTATGGGCGCTGCCGAGGCGATTGCCGATGCGGTGTGGGGGCTGCTGCTCTCTAACCCCAGCAGCTTCTTTTCGACCGGCCACAAGAATTATCTGGAAGGCGCTGACACCGCACTGAGCGTAGATGCCCTGACGCTGGCGGAGATTGCCTTCAGTGAACAGACCAAGCCCAACGGTCGTCCGCTGGGGATTGGCCCGTCGCTGCTGCTGGTGCCGACGGCCCAGAAGGTGGCGGCGCAGCTCTTGATGACCTCGATGCTCCTTAACGAGACGACCACCGCCAACAAGGGCAAACCGGCGACCAACCCACACGTCGGCAAGTTTGAGGTGGTCTCCAGTTCATACCTGTCCAACACCTCGTTTGCCGGGGCCAGCAGCAAGGCGTGGTATCTGATGGCCGATCCCAATCGCCTGCCGGCGTTGGAGGTGGCATTCCTCAACGGCGTGGACCGTCCGACGGTCGAGAAGACCGACGCCGACTTTAACACCCTCGGCATCCAGTTCCGCGGCTACATCGATTTTGGAGTGCGTGAGCAGGATTGGCGTGGGGCGCTCAAAATGAAAGGCGAAGTCTAAGCACAGTCAACAGTTAACAGTAAACTCTGAAAGGAATTTTTATGGCACGATTTATTCAAGATGGCAAATCGATTGATTACACCCCCGGCAGCGCGGTAGCGGCCGGGGCCGTGGTCGTTCAAGGTGAGCTGGTGGGCGTGGCCACACAGGACATCGCCGCCGGTCAGTTAGGGGCCTTGGCGATTGAAGGGGTCTTTGAGTTCCCAAAACCTACTGGCGCTGGCACTGATGCGGCGGTCGGAACCCTGATGTACTGGGATGTCGCCGACGGCAACGCCCAGGAGACCGCCGACACCGGCACCAATAAACTCATCGGCAAGCTGGTCAAGGCATGTTCGACCACCGACACGACCTGCCGGATTAAGCTGGACCAATAAGCATCAGTTTCTCCCCTCCGGGTGCGGCAGGTTTCGTCCTTGGCCTGCCGCACATTTACATTGAAGGTGAGGTGTCGCAATGAATCAACTCAACGATGGCTTGGACTGGTTGGAACAGAATCTGTTTGGGTTTTGCTCCAGCCCGGTTGAATACCGGCAGGACGGTGCGGCCGTTACCGTAAACGCCGTCTTTGGCAAAACCGACTATGAAGTCGATGATGCATCGGGTCTGCGGGTGGGTAGTTTTGTGTGGGATTTCCTGATTGAGGCAACGGCACTGAACAGCCCGCCTGCGGTCAGCGATGTCATTGTCGTCAGCGGCAAACAGTATGAGGTTGCAAACCTGTCCGGCCAGGGATGCTGGCGCTGGACGGGGCCGAACCAAAAGACCTATCGGATTCACACCCAGGAGATTGGCAGTGACGTGTAACAATGAACAATATGAAGATGTCTGTAAAGACCAGTTCTTAAGTCTGCACGAAAAGCTCGACCAGATGGATGAAGCCATCCGCGGCAACGGCAAGCCGGGCATTCAAACCCGTCTGGACCGGCTGGAACAGGAACGCATCAGCCGCAGCAAGGTGACGTGGTTTATCATCGGGGCGCTGACGACGATTGCCGGTTCGATTACTACCACCTTGTTGGTCAGGACACTGCTATGAAAATCGCCATTGACATTGCGGATGCGGTTGCAAACGAGCTGGCGACCTTGCCGATGACCGTTCATCGCCGGGTCCTGCCGGAGTATGAGCTGGCCGAGTTAAAAGAGGTGGTGGTCACGGTGGTGCCCAAGTCGGTAGCGATTGCCAATGTGACCCGCCAGTCCAGCAGCTATGAGGTGGCGATTGATATTGGCATTCAGCAAAAGATTGGTCAGGACACCGACGCCGAGGTGGCGACCTTATCCGGCATGGTCAGCGACATCGTGTCGTTCCTCAATCGTCGCCCCTTGGCGGCGTATCCGGACGCTCGGTTTAAATCAATCGCTAATGAGCCGGTCTATGCGCCGGAGATCTTGAGCGAAAAACGGGTCTTTCTGTCGGTGGTGACGGTCACCTATACGGTAGTGGAGAACTAAGGATGGACACGATGACGACCAAAGAAGAATTGACCGCTGACAAGGCTGCCTTAGACAGCAAGCGGGAGACCTTGCTGACGAAGGCAGGTGCGGAGGCATTTATCGCCGACCAGATTGCCAGGATTGACGCGGTGCTGCCGACTTTGGAGGAACCTAAGCTCAAAGGCAATCAGGTCTCGATGAAGACCTTTTTGACGACGGTCAAGGCTATGATGGCAAAATCGCCTGAAAAGGTGGTTGAGGCCGAGATAATGCGAACGGAAAAGCAAATCATTGAAATCGATGCTGAAGTGAAAGTCATTGATGACAAGGATGCTGACCTGAGCGGAGGGAAATCATAATGGCACTCCCTGCACTTATTACAATCTCTGGTCTTCCTGACCCTTATACAAACGGCAATGGTGTGTATGTAAGCGATGGGTATGGTTCATATTATAATGCCAATTGGTATGTATTGATGCGTGACGGAACAAATTGGGCCATACGCACTGATAATTATCAGTTCATTGTTTACAGCGACTCATGCGATGCTAATGTCTCTCCAGTCGATGTAGAATGGGGAAATATCCCTGCTGTCGGTAGCATTAGTATAGACGCTTCAGATGCGGCAGGTGTCTATATAGATGATGGTGCGGACTGGTGGTACAGAGATGATTATGCGTATTATATAACATGGGGAGACGACCGCTGGGAAGTATGGGACAATAGTGAGCCATCGTTATTTGCGTGGTCGCAAACGGGTATTTCGTCCGACCCACGAGATATTGGAAGTGCCCAGTGGAATGAGACGTTTCAAACCGCTCCCAATTTGTTATATCTTTCCATAAGTATCGAAAATGCTGACATCAACATTTCTACGCCAGAGGAACTACAGGCTATTGGCACAAATGCCTACAGCCTTGCTGGTAACTATATTCAGACAGCCAACATTAACTTGGGTGTTTCCCCTTATAACACGGGTGGCGGTTTTGCTCAGATAGGCACATCCGCAGCAAAGTTCACAGGCACATACGATGGGCAGGACTTTGAGATTCAGAGTCTATACATCAATCGGACAACAATCAATGGTATTGGGTTGTTCGGATATACCGCGTCAACGTGTGTTCTCAAAAATATCAAGCTGCGTTCTTGTGCTATAACGGGAGCCTCTTCCGTAGGCACTTTGGCAGGTGAAACTGGAGGTAGTTCTATTACAAACTGTTCGTCAACGGGGACAGTGTCGGGTGTTGGATGGAACATCGGCGGTTTGATAGGGAAATTATCCAGCGGTGTCATAGAGAAATCGTGGTCCTGTGCGACGGCGACCTGTACGGGTTCTACCAGAACGAACTTGGGCGGATTGTTTGGTTCTCTGGAGGGATGGAATGGCAAGTCTCGATGCTCGGACTGTTATGCAACGGGTCGGGTCACGGGTGCGGCCACCACCGATTCAGTGGGGGGCTTTGCAGGGAACGTCTCCTCTACCATTGCAATCTCTCGCTGCTACGCGTTAGGTCTGGCGACGGGACGAAATAATGTAGGGCAGTTCAGTGGAAATGAGACCTCTGGCCCGCCAACGGTAACGGCGTGCTATTGGATTAGCGATGATGGTGCAAGTACCAGTCGTCACGGCACACGATTATCGACCGCCCAGGCCAAAGACAAGAGCAACTACACTGGTTGGAACTTTAGGACGCTGTGGGATATTCATCCTGCGTTCAATGGCGGGTATCCGTTTTTAAATCCAAGAAAAGCACCGTCGGCCGCCTCCAGTCTGTATCAGTCTGTTTACCGAAAACGATAAAAACAGGAGATAGAACATGGCAAAAACATACGAGAGCAAAGTCTTGGTCATCCCCTTTGGCGGGGAAGCAGACCTCACCGTGGTATTTCGCCAGGACAAGACCGGTAACATCCTCCACGCAACCACCGGCGACTGTTCGGCCAGTGTTACCTTTGCCAATGGCCGCATCACCGCCGCCAGGCATCCCCAAAGCGGAGATTGGCTGGTGGCGATTCCGGCCACGGATGTCAAGACCTTGTATGGCACGCTCTACTATGCCGCTGCCGCTGCGGTCGATAAGGACACCTCACCCGATGCCCCCAATGCGATTGCCTTCCTCTTTGATATGAAAACCGGTGCCTCGTTTAGCGATATGCTCCC